AGTGTTTTTTTATTTAGGGTGGTGAAATAATGGCAACAATCCGTACAGCAATTCAAATACAAGATCAATTGAGCCAGCCGATGCGAGCCATGCATAATGCTGTGTCAATGATGGTTAATCAAATGGAAGCTATGCATGCGGCATCTGGACAAATGATGGATACATCTAGTATTGGATTAGCACGTAGAGAATTAGCGATGGCTGCAGATGCTATGAATAGAATTGAAAATGAAGTTAACAGTGCAGCTACAGCACAACGAAGATTTACCAATAATATTAGAGATGGTACGAATGAGGCTGATGGATTATTTAATAAAATTCTTGGAATTGCTGCCGCCTATTTAAGCTTTCAAACGGTTGGTGATGTGTTAGCCATATCAGATGAAATGACTAATACCACTGCACGACTGGATTTAATTAATGATGGATTACAAACAACCGCCGAACTACAACAAATGATATTTGATAGTGCACAACGTTCTCGAGGTGCTTATTCAGATACAGCTGACATGGTTGCTAAATTAGCCATGAATGCTGGCGAAGCTTTTAAATCTAATGCGGAAACCATAGCTTTCTCAGAATTATTAAACAAACAATTTGTAATAGCTGGAACAAATGTTGAGGGTGTTCAATCAGCAACATTACAATTAACACAAGCTATGGGAAGTGGTGTGTTACGTGGCGAAGAGTTGAACGCCGTGTTCGAGGCTACTCCGAACGTAATTCGAAATATCGCTGATTATCTAGGTGTTTCTATTGGCCAGATAAGAAAGATGGCTAGTGATGGAAAGATAACCGCTGACATAGTGAAAGCATCTATGTTTGCTGCTGCTGACGATATTAATAAAAAATTCGAAAGTATGCCAATGACATGGGCTCAACTATGGACAAGTTTCAAAAACGAAGCACTATGGGCATTTCAAGGTGTATTAAGCAAACTGAATGAAATTGCTAATAGTGATAGGTTTAAAAAAGTAGTAGATGGAACAATATTAGCACTCAATAACCTAGCTATAGTAGCAACTTTTGTTATAGATATTTTAGTAACTGGAGGTAGTTTTATATATGACAATTGGCAATGGATTGGTCCAATAATATTAGGTGTAGGAGGCGCTTTGCTTGTATTAGCTACTTATTTGAATATTGTAAGGGCAGCCATACTAATGAAAACTGCTGCTGTTTGGGCGTGGAATGCTGCTCTTGCTGCTAATCCTATAGTGTGGATAGTAATTGCTATTATCGCTTTGATCGTAATTTTGTATCTTGCCGTAGCAGCAATAAATCACTTCGCAGGTACATCTATTAGTGCTACAGGAATTGTAGCTGGGGCATTCATGGTGTTAGGTACTTATATCTTTAATGTTATCGCATATTTATGGAATATATTTGCGGCAATCGCAGAGTTCTTTGTCAATGTATGGAGACATCCAATGTATTCAGTGAAACGTTTATTCGCAAATTTGGCAAACAATGTACTTGATATGGCAATAAGTATGATTGGAAGCTTTGATAGTGCTGCAACAAATCTAGCTAATATGTTTATCAGTGGTGCTAATATGGCGATACAAGCAATTAATTGGGTTATCGATGCTCTAAATAAAGTACCTGGTATCGACATCGGAAAAATGAGCGAATTTAGTGCTAGGACATCAGTAACAGCAGATTTATCAAAATTAAAGAAAGGTGTAAATGACTGGGTTGGTGAAGCTCCTGCAGACTACTGGGAAGCACCGAAAATGGAAATGAAATCACTTGGTGCAGCTTGGGATACAGGCTACAACTGGGGTGCAGATTTATCTAACTCAGATAAAAACGCAGGTAAGATTAAAGGTCAAGACAGCGTACAAAAAGCAATGGAAGACGCAATGAAGAATGCTAATAAAGGTGCTGGAGCTGGAGCTGGTGATTTAGGTGATAAGTTAGATAAGGGGAACCGTAACGGTGGCAAAACAGCTGGCAATACAGCAAAAATGGCGAAGTCAATGGAAGGCTCTGGAGAAGATCTAAAATATCTTCGAGACATCGCAGAGAGAGAATCAATCAATCGATATACTACAGCTGAGATTAGCATCGATGCTCGAAGTGAAAACCATATCAACAATGAAATGGACATTGATGGTGTTATCGATCGATTTACTGAAAAAGCTGAAGAGGCAGCAGAAATGTTAGCAGAAGGAGGACCAACGAAAGATGTATAACTTTTTTGTAGATGGTGTACAGTTTCCTGTTGCGCCTTCTGAGCTAAGTACAAAGATAAATGGTCGCAATGAAACGATCGTGTTAATGAACGATGGTGAAGTAAACGTTATAAAGAAACCAGGACTAACGGATATTGAGTTTGAGGTATTACTCCCAAACATCAAATATCCGTTTGCTGTTTATCCGAATGGTTTTCAACCAGCTGCATTTTATCTTGAAAAGTTAGAGAAATTAAAGTTCTCAGATAAACCATTTCAGTTTATCGTTAATCGGATGATGCCTAATGGTAATCTACTTTTTGATACCAATATGACGATGGCTATAGAATATTACGAAATCAAAGAATCTGCTGAAGATGGCTTTGATGTAACGGTCAGTATCCAACTAAAACAATATCGAGCATATGGCAATAAAAGAATCATTGTACAACCCACTGAAAAGTCTAGTAGCACGTCTAACACCGCGACTACACAAAAGGCTGTCGTAGAGCAAAAGCGTCCTACAACGGGCAAAGAGAAGCCGAAAACACATACTGTAGTCAAAGGTGATACGCTGTGGGCAATCGCTAAAAAGTATTTAGGTGACGGATCGAAATATACAGAATTAGCAAAGTTGAATAACATTAGCAATCCAAATGTTCTAAAAGTTGGGCAGGTGATTAAACTTGGCTAAATCAAAGCTATTCATTATGTCCAGTGGACGTATTTTTGAATGTGCTGTTGAGGAAGGTGTTGAGTGGGAAATACACCGCAAAGGTACACCAGGTAAGCTCACGTTTAACATCATCAAAGATGAAGTATTAGGATTTAATGAAGGTGATGTTGTTCGCTTTGATTACGACGGTCATAAGATATTTTTTGGCTTTGTTTTCACGAAAAAGCGTAACGACAACCGCATTATTAGCGTTACTTGTTATGACCAATTACGATACTTTAAAAACAAAGACACCTATGTATATGCCAATAAAACGGCTGCTCAAGTACTTCAAATGGTTGCGAAGGATTTTAAGCTTCAGACTGGTATTGTCGCTAATACAAAGCATGTCATAGCTTCTAGAGTAGAGGATAATCAAGAACTATTTACTATCATTGATAACGCCTTATCTGACACATTGCTTAACACAGGAGATTTGCATGTGTTGTATGACGACTACGGTTCGTTAAATCTACGTAATATTAAAATGCTTAAATCAGATTTGTTAATTGACATAGACTCAGGTGAATCATTCGAATATACAACATCAATAGATGAAAACACATATAACAAGATCAAATTAGTTCGTGAAAATAAGAAGACAGGCAAACGCGAAATTTATATTGCTCAAGATAGTTCCAAAATCAATGAATGGGGCGTCTTGCAAATGACCGATAAACTCGATGAGAAAGCTAATGGTAAAGCGAAAGCTGATGGAATGCTGAAGTTGTATAATCGTAAATCAAGGAAACTACACATTAATAAAGTTTTCGGAGATCCAACGATTCGTGGGGGGAGCCAAGTTGCTGTTCAGTTGTATCTTGGCGATATAACGGTAGCTAATTTTATGATGGTTGAAACGGTAAAGCACACCTTTAATGAGTCTTCCCATCACATGGACTTAAAACTAATTGGTGGTGATTTTATTGCGTGATATGACAGATATTTTAAACCTTATTAAAAGGGTTGCAATAGATGCTGTAAACTCACAAAAACTTACTAATATCGTTTACGGCACTGTCGTTAGTACAAGTCCTTTGAAGGTCCAAATTGATCAAAAATTAATTTTGGAAGAAGCACATGTAAAGGTGACTCGCGCTGTTAAAGATTATGGCTTAACACAAGGCGACATAGTAACAATGATCCGTGCTCACGGAGGCCAACAATATTTAATTATTGATAAAGAGGTGGTTGAATGATTCCAAATCAAAATTCGCATGACGAACTAGTGGTAGATTTTGAGGAAGAAGTACAACCAACTCGAACCTATCGTATGGATCATGCAAGAAATAGAATTGTAGGCTATACGGACGGTAAAGAAGCGATGGAACAAGCAATTTACAAAGCAATGGGTACTGAGCGTTACGAAAATATTATTTATAGTTGGAACTTTGGAGCTGAAATAGCGAAGTTATTCGGAAAACCTATTCCTTACGTGTACAGCGAATTACAACGTATTACTAAAGAATGCTTACTAATTGATAACCGTATAAACGAGCTATCAGATTTTAATTTCAGTCACAAAAAGAATAAGGTTTTTATGTCCTTTACTGCACATACGGTTTATGGGGAAATCCCAATAGAAAGAGAGGTGGATATTTGATGTTTGAGCAAATTACCCATGAAAACATATTAGATAACGCTTTAAATGAAGTTAAAAATGATGTAGACAAACGAGAAGGATCCATTATCTTTGATGCCATATCACCACATGCAAAACAATTGTATGAGCTGTATTTTTCAATGGACGGTATGATACGAGAAATGTTCGGTGATACTGCATCTCGTGAATTTTTAATTAAATTATGTAAAGATAGGGGCATTGTACCGGAATCAGCTACAAAAGCGATTAGAAAGGGCGAATTTAACATTAACATCCCTATAGGTGCCCGTTTTAGTCTAGACGCTTTAGACTATATGGTTATTGAAAAAGTAAGTGACGGGATTTATAAATTAATCTGTGAGACTGCAGGATTAGTCGGAAACTATGATTTCGGGAGTTTAATTCCTATAGATTACATTGATGGACTTCAGACAGCCGTTTTAACTGAAGTTTTAATTCCTGGGGAAGATGAAGAACCTACGGAGGGTTTGAGAAAACGTTATTTAGAAAGCTTTGATGCACTCGCATTTGGTGGTAATCGAAAAGATTATAAGGATAAGGTGCATAGTCTACAAGGAGTAGGTGGCGTTAAAATGTATCGGGTACGAGAAGGTATTTATAACGTTAAAATCGTTGTTATGGATGCTCAATATCAAAAACCATCTTCTGTAATGTTAGAAACTCTTCAAACGGCTATTGATCCAGAAGTTAATCAAGGTGAAGGGGTAGGCATAGCGCCTATAGGGCATGTCGTTAAGGTAGAAGGAGTTACAGAAACATCAGTCGATTTTGCATTCAACATTACTTTTGATAATGGCTATGATTGGGCATTGCTTGAATTGGATATTCAAACGATGATCGATGACTATTTCTTAGAACTGAAAAAGAATTGGCAAGACATTTCGCAAATAATCATCAGAATAGCACAAATCGAGTCGCGAGCACTTGGAATTAATGGTGTTTTAGATATTCGTGACACACAGATTAATGGTATTGCTGAGAACCTTGCAATTGATGAAAATTCAATTCCAGTAAGAGGTGGTGTAATCAGTGAATGATTATTTAGCTAATGAGATTGATTTATACCCTTTACTACCACCGACAGTTAATGATTTTACAGAGTTTCAGGAAATTGCTCGAGTTGAAAGTGATAACTTCAACAAAGCTCGTTTGCAGTTAATCGATATTTTCAAATTCCGTTTTGTTCACGAAACTAACGAAAAAGGTGTGCTTTTGTGGGAAAAGATGTTGAAGATAAAACGTCGTACATCCGATTCATTGGAAGAACGTAAGATTCGTATATTAACCAAAATCAATAACAAATTGCCTTATACAATGCGAACGTTAAAACAATTGTTAAATTCTTTATGTGGTGAAAAAAACTATAATGTGTTACTTAATCCGCACACTTATGAATTACACTTTGAATTTTATAGCAAAATTACAGATGTTCATCATTTGAAGAAAACATTAGAGGATATGATTCCTTTGAATTTATGGTTGCATTTTCTCTATGTAATTAACGTTCCAGCAATAAAAGTGAGCGCTCGTAATCATGTTTATCCAGTTGTTTACCCTGTAACGAATCAAGCAATTACAACTGACAACGGTATTGGTGTAAGTAGTGAATCTAAGATTGATATTCCTTCAAAATCGCATGGTTACAAAGTCATTTATCCAGTTACAGGCATGGCATTTTCTTATTAAATGAGGTGATAATATGCAAGTTCATGAAAGATTAATAAAATTATTGTTTCAAACGCTACTTTCCAATGTGCGAAAGGGGCGTTTTTTAATTGATGGTATCGAACGTGACATTGATATTTACAGAACTGAACAGTTGGGAAATATCATTCGTGTATTGTTTTATCTGGATGACTACAGTGGTGCAGTAACACATGCAGCATTGCTTGATAGAGATAATGCTATCTTAGTGAGTGGTCCAACGAATTTTTACAAAGAAAATGATGGCTTTATGTATGTTTTTGATATTCCCATCATTGCAGAGGGAGTTGTGGCGTAGATGGCTATTGAAAAATATGAACGAATTGATTTTCTGGATCATATCTTACGAATCGATGAAAAAGGCGATTTCATTCCAGTAATAGACCCAAGAACAGGAAAACAAAAAATTGAGCCTGTCACTGGATTACCTGTTTGGGAAGCATTGCAAGAGGGTACTCGACACAATCAGAAAGTTATGAACCATCTTGATAAAAACATTGAATTTAACAGGAAGTATTTAATCACCTTAGAAGCGACTATACGTCGTATACAAATTCAATTGGAGTTAGATGGTCGAGTACCAGGTAACTCAGGAACATTTGCGGATCCTTTGGATGGTAGTACAAACAAAATCAAGCTAGACAAAGCTATGACCTATATTCCTTTGGATATTGCAGTCGGTACAACAGAATTTAAGGTTGCTAGTACTGAAGGGTTTAGAGCATTCACGCAGGTCACAATTTTTGATGATGTGCACAGCGAGGACGTTGTGATCACGGAGGTAAACGCAGATACTATTAAGGTACAAGCTCTTGCAAACAACTACAAAAAAGGTGCAAAAGTGGCTCGTAGTAATGTTGTTATTGATATGGTGAATGCTGAGATGGGTATCGGTGATTGGCAGACATACAATGTAGAACTAGTGGAGGTGGTATAAAAATGGCACAATATTATTACGACAAGTTTAACGTTAATTACACTACAACATACAATGAGCCTCCATCATGGAGTAATGAAAGCGGTAGTTATGACGCAGCTTTTGCGGGTCTAGCTAAGAGTTACAGTTGGAATTCTAGCACTGGTAAATTCGTATTAAGTAGCAATGTGTATTCAAGTAGTGAAATCGTGTCAGATAACGCATATGCATATAAAATGTTCGGTACTGAATTGTATAGATATAGATGGTATTCAGGCGACTTACCAGCTAGTGCTACTGGTGGTAACTATGCCGCCAAAAAAAATGAAACCAATGCTACGTCTAATATATCCCAGAGTAAAGGTTCGCTAGTGCAATCAAACATCCCGGCAGAGGACGGCACATATCCGGCGAATGGACGTCATAGCGACGGTTATTGGTATGTCAAAGGTGCAGCGGTTGGGCCGTTGCCTCCAGGACAAGTGATCAATCAGCCGTATAAAACGGACGGTAATGGTGGGCGTAAGTTAGTTAGGATGCCGAACGGCAATTTGTATGTGGCAACTAGAAATGGAAATAATGGTTTTCTTATCTTTAAGTCTATAAACAATGGTGTTACGTGGACTATGTTTTTAAATGTACCAATGACTGGTATTATTGATATAGCGATAGTTGCATCTCCTAACAACACACTATGTGTAGCTTACTCATATGGTAATGCACATGTGACATACCAACAGTTTAAAGACGACGGTACTTTGATGACGACTTCTACAATTGATGGCGGACAATCAGTAGTGTTTAATGTATCGCTAGCCATTGACACGTCAACGGGTCATTTACACGCAGCGTGGGCTAGTAAAAATACACAGTACCCAAACTCGTATAATATCCGTTATACAAAGAGTTCAACTTTTGGTTCTGTATGGTCAACGGTTGAGAAAATAACTAACTTCAATGTTACTGGTACAAATAACACAAATCCTTCAATAGTGGTCAGAAAAGACGGGGTTCCTGTTATTATTCATTCGGCGGACACTAATCCGAATGGCTCTATAACTTGTCGTTGGTTAGAGGGCGGAACGTGGAAATCTAGTCAAGTTTATTTTGGCGGCCCTTATGCACAAACACAACCGTCGGCTGTAGTAGACAAAAATGGCGTTATTCATGTAACGTGGCATGGCATGGATAGCACAGATACATCTAGAGCTAATATTCGTTACAGTAAATCACTAGACGGCGGCGTTACATGGAGCGCCCCTATTAAATTGACAACAGGAAATTCTTATTCTATGTATAATCCTTCAATAACAGTGGATAAGAACAACGTTATATTTTTAACGTTACATGGCTCTAGTGGCGGATACAACGACAATGTGTGGCTTATAAAAAACACGAACGGCATTTGGGGAAGTCCTACTATGCTAACGGATGGTACTAATGCAAATGGCAAGTATTATCGAGAACAATCAACGCTACATGATAATACGTTTTCAGTTACATTTGGTGATATTCCGCCAATGGTTTATCAAGCGCAATCAAGCGTAGAGTATATCGGATCATACACTACTAACACCGATCCGACATTAACGCTAAACACAGCAGACAACCAAACTCTATACGAAAACGACACGCTGAACATCTCAGGAGAGGCATACGATTCAGACAAAGATCAAACGGTTACTGTCTTTTATCAAATCAACAATGAACCTCGTAAAGTATTGGCTACAAATTTAAGTCAAACACAAATATCTTTAACAAAACAGCTTAAATTTAATGGTGGTAAACTTTACGATGGTGATGCAGCTATAACAGGAAGTCTAGTTGATGGTGTATCACACAAATTAAAGGTATGGGCTGTAGACAGTGAAAATGGTCAATCAGCAATCGTTGAAAAATCATTTTATGTCGTACCTAACCGAGCACCACTTTTAACTGTGGATGCAATAATACCAAGTGGTGTTGTTGATACAGACAAGTTTAAAATCAGTGGTACCTCATCTGATCAAGATGCTAATTCAAGTGTAAAAGTGACAAGATGTATCAACAACGGAAATGTAGTCGAAATTTATAATGGACCAGGTGGAGAGTGGGAATTTGAAATAGCACTTGCCCAATTGCAAATTGGTGAGAATGTCATCGTTGTAGAGGTCATAGACAATTACGGCGCCAAGACTAGCAAGACGATAAAACTTAATAAGAATGAAGTCAAAACACCTATTTTGCAATCTGTTGCTCGTTACAAAATTGAGCCACCGAAGGGAAATGCAAAGGGTGTTTTATTATTTATCGAGCGTGATAAAGAATTGGACTTAAAAGTTGAACTGTCCATGACTTTAGCTAGTGAGCAAGAGCAGTATGAAACACTGTCACCAGAAGATACGGCACCAATGCCATACGACGATAATATAGTCGAAGATACATTCTATTATGAAACAACAGAGCCTAAAGACAATATCGTTTTAAAGCTTACGATGTCACGCACTGACTTATCATTGAATTACAAAATACATTTGGTATCGGGGGCTGTTGAGTAATGGCTATGGAATATAAAAAACGCTCAGAAGATGGCTCACTTAGCGAACCAGTCAAAATTGGTACAGGATTGAAACTTGATGAGCAAGTGGCTTCTTTAGGAGAACAATTAGCGCAAGAAAAAATTAACGGCATTCAGAAGGATTTACTTATCAATAGCCTTGGTCAAACTATTACACAATTGAAGTTTGAAGTAATGTCCTTGAAGGGAGGTGGGGCATAATGCAATTCTGGCAAATCGCTTTTATGTATAAATGGGTTACTGCAGCACAGTTACGATTAGCAGTAAAAACGGAAACTAATCCATTCGGTGAAATTACGCCGGAACAGTATGAGGAAATTACAAAACAAGATTTTGAAACGCAAGCAAAAGCTTAGCGTTATTTTTATTGTCTAAAATAAGAGGGAATCCTTGCCTTTTGTCGAATGAGCAAAGTATAGGGAGGGATTTTATGAAAGAATTAAAATATGAACAAAGTATACGTTTAATGTTCAACCATAATTCTATTCGATTATCATTTCAAAAACTTGAAAAAGCGATAAGTTCTGATGATTTAGATGATCAGGAGATATACACAACTGTAGGTGAATTATTATTGTGGGTAGTAACTACAGATGAATGGCATAAAATTCATGGATTAAGAGGTTATAAATCTAGAAGAAATAAAGATGAAGATGGAAATATTATTTTTGGGATGAAGCATGCTTTTAATATGTTAAAACATAATATGGCTTTCTTTCAAATTCATAGGAAAGATGGTGGCTTTGAATTTCCAATTTCTTTTCCGATGGAAATAGAAGAAATAACAGTAAATTGGATGCCGGCAGGTGATATTTTAATTGGTAAATATCCTGATCAAAAAGAAAATTATATTAAATATTTAGAAGGAAAAGAAGTGCTTGAAACTTTTAGTAAAGTAATTACCTTTTTAAATAAAGAATACGCAAACATTAGATTTGATTAATCGAATTATGCACTTCCAATAGGGAGTGCTTTTTATATTATTTTTTACGCTGTGAGAGCAATTGAGATGGGCAACAGTACATGTTACTGAATCTCGATGCGTCTCACAGTTTTACATTTTATAGGGTAAAGGATGATTACAGTGGTAGAAACGATTAATAATTGGTTGCCAATTTTAACAGCGTTAATAGGAGGGCTTTTGTTCATTTGGCGCATTACGAACAATCTAAATAAAACGCTACTTAGTTTAACAAATGGTATAGACAGATTAAACCAGCATTTAAATGAAGTTGACGAAACTTCAAAGGAATCAGCGAAACGTATCAATAATCATGAAGTACGTATTGTTGTATTAGAAAAAGTAGCAGGAATAGAAAAACATACTGAGGAGAGTGTGCAATATGAAAATTAACTGGAAAGTACGTCTACAACACAAACAATTTTGGGTGTCATTAATCGCATTACTTATCGTGCTCGCTAATCAAATAGCGGGCATTTTTAATGTAGATATTACGATTTATAATGACCAAGTTACAGCTATTTCAGAGACAATACTGAGCATCTTAGCGCTACTTGGTATTATCATCGACCCGACGACATCTGGCGTTTCAGATAGCACACACGCAATGGATTATAACAAACCGAAGGATGGTGATGAATAATGGTAGCAATTCGTAAAAAGTTAGTACCTGATACACAGGCTAACAAAGTCACTTATGGTAAAAGTAATGCTAAAAAATACATCGTTGTTCATGAAACGGATAATACACGTTCAGGAGCAGATGCAGACGCACATGCACGCTTGCAATGTAATGGTAATAGTCGTTCAGCATCTTGGCACTATACTGTGGACGATAAAGAAGCTGTACAATCCTTTGAACATGCATGGAGATGTTGGGCTGCTGGAAGCACGACAGGTAATAATCAAGGGATACAAGTAGAGGTTTGTGTAAATAGTGATGGTAACTATCAGAAGGCTATGCAAAATGCCGCAGAGTTAGTTGCTAAAATCATGAAGGATGAAAACACTCCAATTCAAAATGTTGTTCAGCACAATCATTTCAGCGGTAAAAACTGTCCACGAAACATGCGTGAAGGAAAGATTAGTTGGTCACAGTTTATTACTATGGTTAAAAATGCAAGTGGTGCTGTACAACAACCAAAGCCTATCACAGACAACAATAAGTATCGTGTTGTGACAGGCACATACAGCACACATCAAGCTGCTGAAAATGTTTTAGATGTACTAAAGCACCGTTTCGGTTGGGTGGCATACATCGAGCCAGATGGCGATAAATGGCGTGTTAAAACTGGTACATTTACAGGTATGGATGCTGCACAAGCTGGAGCAAATAAAATTAAAACGGCTAAACTTGCACAAGTTGCAAATGTTGTAGCTGTATAATAGTTGAGACCAGCAAAGCTAATTTAGCCGAGCTGGTCATATTACTTATTACATAATACTAAAGTGACAATTTAGTGAAAATTATTATTTAATAATCGAACAAAAATTAAATTTAAA